TTATATCCGTGCAGCAGATGCACAAGCTAGAAAAATTGAAGCAGCTAACGATAGCTTCACGACTAATCCGGCATTTTCTCCGACACAATATGTTTCAAGCGTTATTGATACATCAGTTATGTCACGCCCAACAATTGATGCACTAGGTGGAGCACGCGCATTGGCTCCTTCAGGCATGACTATTTCACATCCAAAAATCACAACGAATGCAACAATTGGAACCGTTGCTGAAGGTGCATCAACTGCTGCAACTCAGATTGTCTCTAGCTATGTAAATGCTACCGTGGTAAAACTAGCGGGCACTCAGATTTATTCAACAGAGTTGCTTGACAGATCAGATCCAAGCTTTTATTCCGCGATGTATGAGAATTGTTTAAGAGCTTACGCTAAGGCATCTGATGCAGCAGTAATTGCAGAAATTGTTTCAGGTGGAACACAAGCAACTGCTCAAGCTGCAACAATTGCCGGACTTCAGGCATATGTTGCACAAGCTGCACCAGCCGTTTATGCAGCAAGCGGAGAGACTGCAACTGCATTCATTGCTGGAACATCAGTTTGGTCACTTCTAATCGGGAGCCTAGACACAACTGGTCGCAGCATTTTCAATGCAGCTTCACCAATGAACGCCAATGGCCAATCAACACCACGCGGATTGCGCGGCGACATGATGGGCTTGGATCTATGGGTTGACCAAAACATGGTTTCAACCACAATTGATGATGCAGCGTTTATTGTTAACCCAATGAGCATTGCAATTTACGAATCACCAAAGTTGACACTATCCGTCAATGTTGTTGCGACTGGTGAAATTTCCACAATGCTCTATGGTTATTTTGCGACAAAGACACTTGTTTCCGGTGGTCTGCAACGCTATAACCTAACCTGATAAAACCCTAAGCCGCTTACAGGGCTAGGAGGCCCTGGCCCTGTAAGCCTTATCAAAGAAAGGAATGATGATGGCCGCAACATATGTGACTATGCAAGAATTACGCGATTCACTGGGAATTGGCACGCTTTATTCAGATGCTACGGTTGAAGAATGTGCTCAAACTGCTGAAGATCTCATCAACTCATTTCTTTGGTTTAACACTGCACCAATTGTTGCAACTGGGCGTTCAGCAAATGTGGCAACGGCAATCATTGCAAACCCTGGTCAATTTGTAGTTGGTCAAGTTGTAACAATTAGCGGTTGCGGTGCAGGATTTAATGGCGCAAAAACAATCACTAGCACAAGCCCTTATCCAACTTCAGTGAGTGCCCCTTATCTTCCAAGCCGTTGGGTGTTCCCGCTTGGATACCAATACATTCAATACGCAAGCACTGGAAGCGAGGAATTGATACACCTTGTTCTACCTTATGGAACGATGACTGGCCCTGATCATAAAACTGCTTCTTATGCCAACACCGCAGCAATTCGTTCAGCTTCAATGATTTTGGCAACAAACATTTGGCAATCCCGACAAGCTACGCAGAACGGCGGAATGGGCGTTGATGGATATGCCCCTAGCCCATTTAGAATGTCAAACACATTAATGGCATCAATTCGCGGCTTGCTTGCGCCGTACCTGAGCCCAGGCGCAATGGTTGGATGAAAGATGCCACCAGTCGCACTGACAACATTACGCACAACGATAGCAACGGCTTTAGCCAATGCCGGTGTGTGGTCAACCTTCAGCTTCCCGCCCCCAGTAATTCTTGCCAACTCAGTGATAGTTGCACCTAGTGACCCTTATTTAGTCCCGTCTAATAATTCACAGGCTTCAATTTCATGCATGGCAAACTTCAAGGTCATCATGACCGTGCCGTATCTTGATAACCAGGGAAATTTGAACGGCATTGAAAGCACGATTGTGGCCGTGTTTAACAAACTAGCTTCATCAACTTTAGTATTCAACATCACCGGTGCTTCAGCTCCTTCAGTGTTGGATGCACCGAGCGGGCCCATGCTCACATCGGATTTTAGTATCACCGTTCTTACCACTTGGTCATAGGAGATAAAATGAGCGACACAAACGCAGAGAATTTGGCTTGGCTTGTCAAAGTCGGTCAGATCAAAGATACAAAGGCTGCGAAGCCAACGACAACAGAAACCGAGGAAAAATAAATGGCTATCTATCTAAATAACAATGTTGGCGTGAAACTTGCAACCGCAGCCGCGCCAACAGTTCCTTCAATTGACATCTCAAGTTATGTGAGTGCAATTACTTTAACGCAAATTGTAGATGAGCTGGAAGTCACAACAATGGGCGATCTTTCTCATCGTGTAGTCGGTGGGCTCCAAAGCGCAACTTTACAAATTGACTTCTTCAATGACTGGGCAGCATCAGCAGTCATGACAACGCTTCAGTCAGCATTTGCAACGACTTTGGCGGTTTCAATGATTACCGTTAAGGGAACCGCAGTAAGTGCAACAAATCCAACATATCAGTTCTCAATCTTTGTCAACAACCTAACCCCAGTGGGTATAGGCGGCGTTGGCGATGAAGCTGCATCCAGCATCTCATTCACAGTAAACACAACGGTGACCGTTTCTCCATCGGTTGCATTCTAAGGAGCAAAAAATGGCACGCTTGAAAATCACCAGGGCCTCAGGGGATGTGATTGTTCCAATCACCCCTTTGGTTGAATATGCGTTTGAAAAGTTCACAGGCAAGGGAATTCATAAGCAATTTCGTGACGAAGAAAAACAGAGTGATATTTACTGGTTATGTCACAACGCGCTTTCTCGCATTGAGGTGCTCCCACCTTTTGGCGAGGAATTCCTGGCAACCCTAATTTCAGTCGAAGTTATGGATGATGAACCAGTAAAAAAATAGAACGGGCAAGTTTCACCTATCTAGTGGCCTCACTAGCGGTGGAGCTTAAGATAAGCCCTAACGAAGTTTTAGATCTTGATGAAAGAATGTTCAAAGCCGTGCTTCAGGTACTAAATGACAGAGCGAAGGAGAGGGCCCGTGCCACTAAACATCACCGGCGTTGAACCTACTTTGAAGGCAATGCGCAAGTTTGATAGAGACTTGACTAAGCAAATGAACATTGAAATCAAAGCTGCAATGTTAACAATTCGTGATAAAGCGCGAGGGGATGTGCCCCAGGGATTCCCGACATATCTTTCAGGATGGGAAAAGCGCGGCAAGGTACAAAGCCAAGCGGTGTTTAACACTAGCGGCCGGGTGCGGAAATTTCCTCTTTTTGACACGGCTGAAGTTAAAGCCGGAATTGTCTATCGCCAAGGCAAAAGCATTCAGAATCGTCAGGGCTATCGCGCTCAGTATTATGTGCGAAACAACTCAGCAGCCGGAGCAATTTATGAGACTGCCGGCCGTAAGTTTCCAAGTGGTCAACCTTGGGTTGGGCCAAAGGGCAAAGGCGATAATGTCAGCCGGTCAAACAATCCTGATGCGGGTAAATTATTTATTGGCGCGATGGGTTCACTTTACGGAAAAGGATTTGACCGAGGCCGTTTGATATTCAAGGCATGGGAGCAAGATCAAGGCAAGGCAACCCTGGCCGTGACCACTGCGATTGATAAGGCCGTTAAGGTGTTCAATGACACCGGCGGTGCAGGCACTCAATCCGGCTATAAGTTGGCCTCATAATGCCGAATTTATTAGTTAGCGCAACCACACGCTATGACCCTAAGGGGTTAAACAAAGCCAAGAAGCACATCACAGGGTTTGAAAAAAGCGTCAAAGATTTGGGAAAGATTTTTGCTGGAGTTTTCTCAACGCAAAAAGTGTTGGCATTCGGTAAAGCTTCCGTTCAAGCGTTTATGGAAGATGACAAAGCTGCCAGGGTGTTATCTCGCACGCTTACCAATTTGGGCTTGGCATTTGCTGACCCGTCAGTCAAAACCTTCATAGGCGACTTAGAAAAGCAATATGGTGTGCTTGATGATTTTTTGAGGCCCGCATATCAGAAATTACTCACCACCACTGGAGATTTGACTAAGTCTCAAGATTTGTTAAAAACTGCCCTTGACCTCAGTGCACAAAGTGGGGAAAGCGTTGTTTCAGTTGCCAGCGACCTTGGCCGTGCATATGCGGGCAATACCAAGGGGCTGCAAAAATATGGCTTAGGTTTAACCAAGGCACAATTGACTGCCATGTCATTTGAAGAAATCTTGGCCAAAATAACAGAAATCAGCAAGGGTCAAGCTGCTGCGGCTGCTGCTACCTATGCGGGAAAATTAGACAAGCTTGAAGTTGCTGCTGCCAATGCCTCAGAAACTATTGGCGGGGCCTTGGTTGATGCATTTGCCACAATCGCCGGAGATGGAAACCTTGACAAAGCAATTGACAAGATTGATTTGCTTGCCCAGGGCATAGCAACTCTTATTTCACCTTCACGCATGAAGTCACTTTTTGCCGGAGTTGATTTGAAATATGGCTTGATTCCGATGAACAAGCCAGCGACTAACTACGGTGCAGCACAACAAAGCCCTGGTGAACGCGCTGCTGCGGTTGCATACAATAAAAAACTGGCAGCACAAAAAAGAGAAGAATTAGCAATGCTTGCAGCCAAGAACAAGGCTACAAAAGAAGAAGCGCAAATGAAGAAGGATCAGGCCGCTTTAGACGAGCTCAAGAAAAAGTTTGACTTAGAGCGCATTGGCCTGAATGTGGCACTAAATCAAGCTACTGATGAGGAGACAAAGGCACGCATTCGTGCTCAGATTGCCATTCTTGATGAAACTGGTAAGACTGCCCAGGCTGCCAATGATGCTTTAGTCAAGGCCCAAGCCGACAAACTAAAACAAGAAGTAGAAGCAACCACGGCGTTGAATAATCTTGCTAAATCTGCGGCAGGTGCGGCCGGTTCGCTTACCAATCTTGCAACTTATTTTGCTACTTTTAAGGGTTCCGCAGCTTCCGCCGTCACTTCTTTAAGTCCAACCGGAAAAGCTGCGCTTGGTGGATATGTACCATTTGTGGGCGCAACTAACGCATCTTTAGGCATCACTGCCGATGGTACAAATATTACGCCAACAGTTCCGTCAACTTCAGGCTTAGGCACTAATGGCACTGGCAATCAATTGCCCGCCGGAGTCACAATAAATGTCAACACAGGCCCATCAATGGCTGATGAAAATGTCATTGTAGATGCCGTACAAAATGCCATGAACGAAATTGCCCGCCGTGGATATTTAACTACTTATGCAGGGGCGTTGCCAGCATGACCATCCCCGTCATAAATTGTTACATAAATTTTTCGACCGGCCCAAGTTTTGCACAGGCGTTCATTTTAGATCAAGGCATTCTTGGCACTAACATCCTGGCCGATGAAGCTTCAGTCATTGTGGATGTTTCCAATGTGGTTGATTCAATCAGCACCAGGCGCGGCAGAAATGCTCAGGCAGACCAATTTCAAACAGGCACGCTTTCATTGCGCATTGTTGACCAAAACGGCGACTTCAACCCTATGAATGCCGCCGGGCCTTATTACAACCTTTTAACACCAATGAGAAAAGTGCAGATAACTGCCACATTTGACGGCGTTACCTATCCCGTCTTTAGTGGTTTCATCACATCTTATTCAACAACAACCCCACAAAGCGCGGTGGGCGATGTCGTTTACACGACAATCCAGGCCGTTGATGCCATGCGATTGGTTCAAAATGCTCAGATTTCGACCGTTGCAGGAACAAGCGCGGGTCAGTTAACCGGGGCCCGTATCAATAACATTCTTGACCAAATTGGTTGGCCGTTGACAATGCGAGATGTTGACCCCGGCCTGACCACGGTTCAGGCTGATCCCGGCACGGCACGCACTGCCCTTCAAGCTTGTCAAACAATTGAGACAACTGAATTCGGTGCATTCTATGTTGATGCGGCCGGCAGTTTTGTTTTTCAAGATAGAAATTTGACGGCCTCAAGCGTGGCAGCAACGCCGGTTGTGTTCAATGATGATGGAAGCCCAATTGATTACTTCAATGCTATGTGGGTAACAAATGACACCCTTGTTTACAATGAGGCCAACATTACTGCCACAGGCTTGGCCACTCAAACCGCCTCCGATGCAGCAAGTATTGCCAAGTATTTCTTGCACTCTTACAACCAGCAAAATCTATTGATGCAGACCACGGCCGAAGCCCTTAATTACGCCCAGGCTTATGTTGCTTCAAGAGCTGAAACAACCGTGAGATGCGATGAAATCCAATTGGATCTATACACCGCCAATTATGATGCAGGGATAATTGCAGCCCTTGACCTTGATTACTTTGACCCGGTGACAATCACAACCAATCAACCAGGGGGAACAACACTAACCAAGACCCTTCAAGTATTTGGCAAGCACATGGAAATCACGCCAAATTCTTGGCGAGTTAAAATGACGACACTTGAACCCATAATTGATGGTTTCATTCTGAATAGCACTTTGTCAGGTATTCTTGACGAGAGTGTTTTGAGTTACTAAGGAGGAGAAATGGCAGCAGGATTAGGCTTTAAGACCTTTACCACTGGTGAGGTACTTACGGCGGCAGATACTAACGGCTACCTTATGCAAGGCGTGCTGGTGTTTGCCTCAGCAGCAGCGCGGGATGCGGCTATAACCTCACCACAAGAAGGGCAATACTCTTACCTTAAAGATACAAACAGTACTGAGTATTATGACGGGGCTGCGTGGATTGCTGCACCTATCGGTGACATCACAGGCGTTACAGCTGGTACAGGTATTAGCGGCGGTGGCACAAGCGGCACCGTAACTGTTACTAACTCAATGGCTACAGCTATAGATGCTAAAGGCGATTTAATTGCTGGAACAGGTGCAGATACTTTTGACCGCCTAGCAGTAGGCAACAACGGCGAGACTCTCGTAGCAGATAGTTCCACGACAACAGGCTTGCGCTATCAAGGCAATTTTGCAGCGGGTAAGAATAAAATCATT